AAGCCCGCAAACAAAGCAAAAGGAGCAAGCAACAAATGAGTGATTTGCTGACAAATTGGGGATATTCCATAGAGAACACGGCAAGCTTGCCAGACTTGATGACGGTCGCAGAATTTAATACCTTAACGGGCAATAAATTCGTGAATGACACGAGGGTGTCCTCGTTGTTGGCATCGGCTCAAACGAGCATACGCAACTTTTGCGGTTGGCATCTATTTCCAGAGCTTCCGTGTAAGCTTGAGGCAGACAGCGTAAACGTGTCGAGATGCGTGCAGGTTCCTTCGAGGTTCGTCACGGCTGTTTCATCCGTTAGCATAAACGGTGAGAGCGTGCTTGATTATCACAGCAAGACTAACGGCCTTGTATTCCTTGACGGCTCTGTTTTAGGTCGGTCTTGGAATGATGTTGTTGTCAAATTCAACAGCGGCCTTGGTGCATCCCAGATGGGCGCGATTAAGGAAATCCTTGCAGGACGAATCGCTAACGCTTTGACCAACTCCTACGGAGTGCAGAGCGAATCTGCGGGCGGTGTATCAATCACTTACTCGCTTAATTGGGCAAGCAACGCAAGCGCATCAAGCATCACAGACCCGTTGATCGCGGCATTGGCTCCGTACAGAGTGCAGGAGGTGTAAGATGCTCCCGAGTTTCATGACGATGACAATCACACGGAAACGTGCGAGCGTGACCACTTCAAGAGGCTCGGAAGTCTTCGATTGGACGAAGACAACAGACCTCACGATAAATAACTGCCTTGTTGAGCCCGGTGGCGGTAGTCTTTCACTCGACGGCCGTGAGCTTGGCATCATGCAAGGGCTGACAGCAATCTTGCCGCCTAACGCTGATGTAAAGGCGGGCGACCATATTGTGTATGACGGCAACACCTACGAGATAGACGGAGAGCCGAAGCTCTTTAGTCTGCCGACAGGAACCGTCACAAATATGCAGTTAAACCTTAAGAGGTGGCAAGGATGACACAGATGCGGATCGAGTTCAATTCTGCGGGATTCCGTGAAATTCTTCTTTCGGACGGAGTTAAGGCTCTGGTCGAAGAGACGGCTAACGGAATCAAGGACAGAGCAAACGCTAACAACACGCGAGGCGGTGAGGGCTTTGAAGCTCACTCGATGGTCGGTGGTTATGGTGGCGGTCGTTGGGTGGCTTTTGTGTCAACAACGGACAGAGACTCGATGATAGCTGAAGCAGAAGACAAGGCTTTGAGCCGGGCGGTGAAGTGATGGAAATTTTGAGAAGTATAGACATAGAGGACGAGGTTCGACAGGCTCTTGGCAATCATGTCAAAGCATACTGCCGACCGCTTCCGAAGAATCCCTCTTTTCCGTGCGTACTAATCAGCAAGGTTGGCGGCACGGATTCCGATAAGATTGACACGTTTGAGGTGGTTCTGGATTCCAGAGCGGCAGACGAGTCAACGGCTGACCTTACTTTGAGGACGGCAATCGGAGTTTTGAGGGAAGTCGCAAAGCAACAGACAACAGCTCTGCGATATGTAACAGTAAATAGTTCGGGCTCTTGGGGTGCGGACCCTGTGAGACCTGACTTGGCTATGTGCTCGGCTCGTTTGAGTATCACAGCACATTTAGAAAAAGTGGAGGTTATATAGAATGAATAATGATGTAGTTCTCGGCCTCGGAATGGCCACGGGTATGTTTTATCATGCTCCGAAGGGAACAGCCCTTCCGTCCTATCCGCTTGAAACTCTTTCGAGCGCATGGAAGCACGTTGGTGATGTTTCCGCAGACGGAATCACACTCACAACAGACAAGACCACAGAGTCCTTAAGGAATTGGGCTAACAAGGTTAAGCGCGTGATTATGTCAGAACACGCAGAGACCATCGAAGCCCCTGTCATGGACACCACAGAGGAAGCTCTCAAGACCGTTCTTGGTGCTGATAACGTAACTATCACACCTGCAAACGGCTCACACGGCAGACTTATCACAGCAAATCTGTCAGCCGCTTCTCTTCCTGATGAAGAGGCATTTCTGTTCCTCATGAAGGACGGAGACACAACTGTCATGATCGGATGCACAGACGGACAGATTCAGAGCGTTGCGAATACTACATTCGCTCCTAACGCTGCAATTAATTGGACTCCGACCATCACCGCTCTGGGTGACGGATTCGTGATGATCGTAGACGAGGGTGATTCCTCATCTTCATCGTAAGAAAGAGAGGTTGTAAGGCATGGCGGTAATTATAAACAATAAGGCGAAGCCGCGATTTGAATTTCAGTTAGACGGAGAGGGTGAGGTTTACAGCTTGCCCTCTTTTGCTGACTTGAGTCTTGAGCAGGTAAAGAGCTTCCGAGGAATGGCCGGAAATGAGGCAGAAGCCTTTGACGGAATCATTGACTTTCTTGAAGCTGAATGTCCCGGACTCACAGAAAAGCTCACAAGCGGAGGAGCCCTCGCTCTCATCCGTGCGTGGGAAGAAGCCTCTGGCATTAAGTTGGGGGAATCATAAGCCTCAAACAGTTCATTGAGGCGCATGAAAAAGCAATAGAGGCTGACCTTTTAAAGGTTGGCTATGAACTGAATGACATTGGGGGTGCTCTACCGTGGAGTGCCCTCAATTCTTTTATTACGAATTTATCTCTGAACTCGGCAACCATGAGGGAGCTGAATCCAGAGCTTGCAAGATGGGACACGGCCTTACAGACCAACACCATACTTGCTGATATATACGATTTGCTTTCTGCCATCAATTACAACTTACTTTGCATGGCAAGCAAGCAGAAACCGCAACAGCCGAAGCCTTATCCTCGTCCCGGTAAGAAGGATGACGGAGATAGGAAGAGAATCGGCAAGGGTGCTCTACCTGTTGCGGAGCTTAACGAATGGTTTGAACAACGGAGGAAAAAGTATGCCGAGCGGAATGGTCGAGGTAGGACGTGCGACGATAAGTATCATCCCGAATATGCAGGGCGCGCAGCAGACGATTGCGAGTGAACTCGGAGCGGCATCTGAATCAGCGGGACGGAGTTCGGGCGAAAAGGCTGGGTCAGCTTTCACAGCTAACATGGGCTCCATGATAAGCGCGGGCGCGGCTGTTGTAACGGGAGCTGTTGCGGCTGTTACGGGAGCGGCTATCGGTGCGGGCAAGGCTATCTGGGATAGTGCTTCAGAGGTTGCTCAATTTGGTGATAACATCGACAAGATGTCTCAAAAGATGGGCATATCAGCACAAGCCTATCAAGAATGGGATTTTGTGATGCAACACAGCGGCACAAGCATGGAGAGTCTTAAGGCATCCATGAAAACGCTCGCAAATGCCGCAGAGAAGGACAGCGATGCCTTCAAGGAATTGGGCATCAGTACAAAAGATATAGCGGCTATGTCACGGGAAGACCTGTTCTCGGCTGTCATATCTGGCCTTCAGCAGGTAGATGACACAACACAGCGAACATATCTCGCAGGACAGCTTCTCGGCAAGGGTGCAACGGAGCTCGGTGCTTTGCTTAACATGAGTGCTGAAGAAACAGCCGCCATGAAGCAGGAAGTTCATGATCTTGGTGGAGTCATGAGCGATGAGGCTGTCAAAAACGCGGCAACGTTTCGGGACACACTTCAGAATCTCACAACAGCGGCAGACGGTCTCAAAAATTCAATGGTCGCTAACTTGCTCCCGTCACTTACTACCGTCATGAATGGATTCACGGGACTTATCACAGGAACGGACGGAGCAGAGAAGCAGATAAGCTCTGGTATCAATAGCTTAATAAAGAACGTGACAACGGCACTCCCGCAGGTGCTTGAAGCTATAACCTCAATCGTTGACGGTGTGGCTTCGGTGCTTCCTGATCTTGTGGTCACGTTGGCTGATGCGATCATAAACGCAATACCAACGCTGATGAATACGTTCACAGATGTTGGCGGAAAGATCCTTGATGCTCTGATGCAGGTGCTCCCGAGGATGTTGGAGGCAGGACTCAAGCTCATCATTCAGTTAGCACAAGGAATCACGGAAGCAATACCGAAATTGATTCCTGCAATCGTTACCCTTGTCAAAGACTTGGCTCAAATGATTGTTGATAATCTGCCGATGCTTCTCAAGGCAGGGCTTGACCTTGTTTTGGCATTGGCTCAAGGAATTGCTGAAAACGTGGGCGATTTAGCTGTTGCCGCTGTTCAGCTCGTATCACAGCTTGAGACATTCATCATCGAGAATCTGCCCGAAATCATGCAGACAGGACTTGAGATAGTTCTTGCGTTGCTTAACGGCATTGTGGAGGCTCTGCCGGAGCTGACAGAAGCAATCACAGAAATGATGACCACGTTTGTGGAGACGGTGACGGACAACTTGCCCGAAATACTCAAATGTGGCTTTGAAATCCTTGCCGCATTGGTCAAGGGTGTGCTTGAAGCTTTGCCGGATTTAATCATGGTAGTGCCGAAGATATACAAGGGCCTTTTCGACAAGATAATTCTGATGGATTGGAAATCAATCGGAAAGAACATCATCACAGGCATCAAGGACGGCCTTATCAAGGCAAAGGACACGCTTCTCAATGCGATCCAGAACCTCTGCACGGAAGCATGGAGCAAGGTCAAGGACTTTTTCGGGATTGCATCTCCGTCAAAGCTCATGAAGTACGCGGGCACCATGATAGGCGAAGGGCTTGTCAAAGGTATCGAGAGCGAAGAGAGTGCGGTTGACCGTGCTATGGCTCGATTGAATAACGTATCATTCGGCTCATTTACTCCCGAGCTTGCCTTTGCAGGTGCTGACGGAATGGGCGGAAGCGGTTCAAGCATAGTGAACACAATCACAGTTAACGGAGCATCTGACCCCGAACTTTGGGCGCAGGGCTTCATCAGAACATTGAACAGACAGGAAAGGATGCTTCATGGCTGATTATGCGATGAGCGGTTTGTCAATAAACCGTAGCAACAACATTGTGACATTTAGCTGGAAATGGGGTCCCGATGTGACTCCGTCAAAGCATCAGGCGAAGATTGAGTATAAGCTGAAGATTGACGGAGCCTATACAGCTGTGACGAAGTATACAGCTCCGACAAAGGGTACTACGAGTTATAGTATCACGCTCGACTTTAGTCAGTATTATCCGACAACCACAAAGCTGTTAAATGCTATTTGGTTCCGTGTGCATTATGGCGAGAAGAAGTGGACGGAATACGAAGTCAACTTCACGGTTGATAATAACTTCAAGCTGAATCAGAGCGGTCGGACTTTCTCGTGGCAGATTCCTGCACCAACAACAGGATTCTCGGGCATATTCAGCGATGTTGAGATTCAGAGCTTGAATGATGCGGCTACAAGTCCCGACAAGGTAAATTGGTCTGCTGCAAATGTAACCACGGGAAGCAATAACGATTCCGTGTCATACAGCGACACAACTAACCGCAGATGGATAAGGATAAGGTCAAGAGGTTGCGCAGGTGCTTCTGATTGGGTTTACGGTTCAGCGAAGTGTGCCGCTCCGAATACTCCCGTTTTGACCAACGCGAGCCTTGCAGGAACCACCGCAAAAGTAACGATGAACTACTCAAACGGTGGAGCCTATGCAAATGCAGAGGTGACGAGCTTCGCGCTTCAGTATTGCATAGCTACTCCTACGGCAAGCATGGGACTTCCCGCAGGTGCATCATTCACAACAGGCAAGACGATCAGCGGTGGCACCACAAGCGCAAACGCATCAATGACGGTGCCGACAGTTGGTGAGGATAAGTGTCTGTGGTTGCGTTGCGTTGCTACATCGTTGAGCGGTGCGACAGCTACCAGCACGCCTATCTTGGCAGGATTCGGACAGCTCAAAGCTCCGACACTTACAGATTGCACTTGGAATACAAGCACAAAGCAGGTGACGGCAACATTCACGAATGGCTCTGCCGTTCCCGGTACAAAGGTTGCCCTTGTATTTGCTGATAACAAGATACTTGCATCGGGCGGCACAACAAGCCTCACGGCTTCTTACTCCTTCGGTGCAAATGTTACACAGGCGACTTTTGGTATCTTCACATATTACGGAGACCCGTCAAGGCCGACCATGAAATCAAGCACGGTTTGGCAGACGGAAGATGTCAGCACTCCAAAGGCTCCGACCGTGACAGGAAGTCAGACTTCCGATCCCGTTGTACAAGAACCCACAAGCGCAAGCGCGGCACTCAAGAATGGAGCTGTCGAGCTGACTTGGGCTTGGAGCTGGGCAACAGCAACAGGCGCGATTATCTCATGGGCTGACGATCCCAACGCATGGATGTCAACAAATCAGCCGAGCGAGTTTAGAATCGAGACCAAAGCAACAAAGTGGCTCGTGAATGATTTGGAGCTGGGCAAGACTTGGTATTTCAAGGTAAGGCTTTTCAAGGCCGCTTCTGGGAATGACGGAGAAGTTCTCGGACCGTGGTCAGATTTAATCAGCCTTAATCTGACAAGTGCTCCGTTAGCTCCGTCCGTGGCTCTGTCCTCGAATGTGGTCAAGCGTGGTGATGTGCTTACGATCTATTGGGCATACACAAGCACGGACGACACACTTCAGAAATGCGCGTGGATTTCAATCGATAATCAGCCGTATTTATTTGTGAACGGTGCGGCTACTTCGGTCAATCTTGCCGTTAAGTGGGCGACAAATACAAGCCACTCCGTCACAGTTACGGTCACAAGCGAGAGCGGCAAGGAATCAGCTGCAAGTACAGCGGCTTCATTCGTGGTGGCTCCTATGCCCTCGATCACGGAGACCGATAGCCTTGTAAGTGGCGAACTTACAGAAATGCCTCTCACGGTATCTGTGAGCGGTGCCGGAACAGGCGGTCAGACGATGATATCTATCAGACGGTACGGCACAAACAAGGTAGTCAGACCAGACGGCAAGACGGCAGACGGATTTGACGGAGAGACCATCTTTACAAGGTCATTCAATGGAGCCGTGAGCAATTTTAACATAGCGGTCCGTGATTTAGTTGGACGGCTTGATGACGGGGCTTATTACACTCTTGAGGCTGTTGTATATGACAAATTTGGGCAGAAGGTTGTCAGCTCGAAGCAGTTTAAGGTCGCATGGTCACATCAGGCAGAAATACCGGGGGCAACGATTGAAGCATTGACAGCAGATAAAGCGGTCAAGATAACTCCCGTTGCTCCTGCTTCGGTGGCAACAGGGGACAAGGCTTATATCTACCGCTTGAGCAAGGATAAGCCCGAGCTCATCATGATCGGTGAGTTTGGGACAACCTATGTTGACCCTTATCCTGCATCAAAGGGCGGTTATAGGGTTGTAGATGTAACTGCAAACGGTGATTATCTGACGGACACACAGCCCGCTTGGATAGACAAGGAACACGGCCTCGTCATTGATGACATGATGATTGACTTTGACGGTGGCGAGTCGATAGCGCTTCCGTACAACATCACAGTATCAAGCTCATGGAGCAAGGACTTCAAGAGGACGGTATATCTCAATGGAGCCGTGCAGGGTGATTGGAACAAGGCTGTCACGCGTGATGCAAGCCTTTCAACGGTTACACTCAAGGCCGATGATGCTTTGATTGAGCAGATGAGGGAGCTTGCAGAAAATCCGCAGATTTGCCACGTTAGGACTCCAGACGGAAGCTCATACGATGCAGACTTGCAGGTGAGTGAGTCGGCAGAGTACGGAAGTCAGTTGGTAAGCTTCGACATCAAGGCAAGCAGAGTTGATCCGCAGGAGTTCGAGGCGATGACATTGTCAGAGTGGAATAATAGAGACGATGAAGGGAGCTCTTCATGAATTGGGATAAAGGCTTTAGTGCTTCTTATATCGCTATGAAAGTCAATCCGAGCACATGGGAAGATGAGGGCGAGATTCTGATAACAGGCGGCAAGATAGACCGTGATATAGAATCCGCTCTCATTGAGTCCGCGAACATCGAGACCACGGAAGACTTGGGCGAGCTTTGGATTCGTCTGTATTTGGTCGCTAAACAGGGTGACGGTGCTGAACGGATTCCATTATTCACGGGACTCACTTCAAGCCCTACACGGAGTCTATCTGGCTACAATCCGAGTTATTCCGTGGATTGCTTCTCGGTGCTTACTCCGTGTGCTGACCGTATGCTTCCTCGTGGTTGGTTTGCTCCAAAGGACGGAAACGGGGCGGCAATCATAGCTGATTTACTTGGCATAGCAGGAGCAGAGGTTGAGACCTTTGAAGGTGGCGGCACTCTGACAGGTGCGATAGTTGCGGAATCGGGCGAGACATACTTGTCTATGGCTCACAAGGTTGCTAATGCGATAGGTTGGCAGATACGGATTGACGGCAGAGGCAAGATTCATGTTGAGCCTTATCCTGATAATCCAACAATCAGATTCAACGATGACAACGATGTGATTCAGCCGAATATAAAGGACACGAGGGATTGGTACAGCTGCCCGAATGTTCTCCGCGTAACGTATGAGAGCTATGCGGCAATAGCGCGGGATGATGACCCTGAAAGCCCGCTCTCAACGGTCAACAGAGGCCGTGAGATATGGGCAGAAGAGGCGGCTCAACTATCAAGCTCTGCACCATTGGCGGCTTATGCTCAACAGAGGCTCAAGGAGTTGCAGAGCCCTGCGAGAGAAATCACATACACACGCAGATTCATGCCGGATTTAAGACCGGGCGATTTAGTGGGTATATCTTATCCCGGTGCAGACATTGACGGGACATTCCGCATCAAGAGCCAGACGGTTGAGCTTGGATATGGTGCAGATACAGAGGAGACGGTCTATGGTAACTGAAAAAGAGTTCCTAAAAGTCTTAAACAATAAAGACAAAGGCCCGAAACCGTATGACACCACCGCTGAAGTGGTGCGTGTTGAGGATGGCGTTGCTTGGGTTCATATAGATGGTGGAGTTGAAGAGACACCTGCCGAGCTGACGATCAATGCGACAAAGGGCGACAAGGTAAAGGTCAGACTTGTTGGCGGACAGGCTTATCTAATCGGCAACGGTACAGCTCCGCCTACTGATGACAGAGTTGCGAACACGGCTCTCGGAGTTGCTAACGGTGCAAGGGTGACAGCGGTTGCAGCTGAAGAGGTGGC